CTTCTGCATCTGCTGATTACACCTATGCTTACAGCGGACCTCAAGCAATCGTCAAACGTTGCGTGAAAATCGCTGCAGCTGGTCAGGCAATCGTTGTTGAAGAAATTCAAGTTGTAGGCGGTTGATATGCCATTAGTTAACCAGGAAGCAGAAAGAATCTTTAGAGGGATGAAGAATAAAAACGCTTCTCGCTTTAAAGATCTTTATGGCAAACGTGACAAAGATGTCATGTATGCCACTGCTAACAAGTTAGCTCAGAAAAAACAAACAAAACAAAAAACTTGGAAGTCTGGCATGGGATTCAAAGAAGAAGTCGTTGCAGAAAAATGTGAAACCCGCTATTGTCGCCTTTGTAGAAAGAAGGAGACTCGCAAGCAATGTGCTTATGGTGGTGCCCTTTGGGATCGTTATGCAGTAAAAGATGCAAGTAAAGAAGAACAAAATGATGCAGCGGAAGAGTCTGGGATCACTTCTGAAGGAGGCGAAGGAATGTCCGAAGGCACGAAATCTGGTGATAGTTCTTTGCGTGACTGGTTTAGCAAGAGTAAGTCTTCTGATGGCAAGCCTGGTTGGGTTCAACTCGGTGGTAAATATGCAGGAAAACCCTGTGCCAGACAACCAGGACAAACAACTAAACCCAAGTGCGGGTCTAGTAAGATGAAAAGAAACCTAAATAAGGATGAGGAGGAAGCAGCATTCCGTCGCAAGAATGCTAAAGATCCAAATCCAGATCGTAAAGGTAAGGCAATTAACGTGAAAACAGAAGCAACTATCAACGAAAGAGGCGATTACTGGCATCCTGATCCTGACAAGGATCGTAAGCTAGGCGGTCCTGGTGCAAACCAGCGTGCTCGCGAAGATCGTGCTGCTGCTTCTAAACCAAAATCTGACCCTAAGAAACTGAGAAAGGGTGAGTCTTACATGGATTATGCTAAACGTCAAAAAGGATATACTCCTTCTAAACCTAAAAAGAAATCGCTATTAGGTCGTTTAGGTTTGAAAAAAGAAGAAATTGTATTAGAAAAAGAAGGCAAGAAAGATGCCTGTTACCACAAAGTAAAGTCTCGTTATTCTGTTTGGCCTAGTGCGTATGCCAGCGGAGCACTAGTCAAATGCCGAAAGAAAGGTGCAAAGAATTGGGGAAACTCTACAAAGAAAGAAGAATTTGAAGGGAACATATCGTTCTCTGACTTCCAAGAAAAAGCACAGAATTGCTGGAAGTCACATAAAAAAGTAGGTATGAAAATGAAGGGAGGCAAGTTAGTAAATGATTGCCGCCCAAAGAATGAGGAAGTAACCAACGAAGCAAAGAAATGCTGGAAAGGTTACGAGAAAAAAGGAACCCAAAAACTATTCGGTAAAACGTACAACCGCTGCGTCAAAAAGGAAGAGACGCAAAATGAAGCTGCAGCCTGGACAAGGAAAGCAGGAAAAAACAAATCAGGTGGACTCAACGAAAAAGGACGAAAGTCTTACGAGAGAGAGAATCCTGGAAGCGACCTTAAAGCACCATCAAAGAAGGTTGGAAATCCCCGTAGGGCATCCTTCTGTGCTCGAATGAAAGGTATGAAAGCAAAGTTAACTTCTAAGAAAACTGCTTCGGATCCTGATTCGAGAATCAACAAATCGTTACGCGCCTGGAATTGCTGATTGCTTGACAAAATACATCAGTGTGTTACAATAAATAGGTAAAACCACTATACAAGGATACTGCATTTTATGACTGATCCAAAAGAAGTATCGTCTTTTTCCATGGAAAGGAAAGAGTGCGAGAAGTGTGGTGCCGTTTGGTTAAACGGACAGCATATGTGGACAGGAACTGGTCAGAAAGGTAATGAATTAGATCTGGCTGGACTCGTTTGCAACAACATTTCAAAAGAAGATCCAGACTATAATAAATGTATAAACTCTAGTCGTGGTCAAATAGGTGGCGACACTTGGGAGTACCGAAGAGGGTACGTTGATGGTCAATTAGATGCTATGCTGAAGAAGTCAGGAATGCCTGACACATGATCGAGTATCATTAAATATGCACTGATAGATAGTGTAGTTGCGTAATTTCAATGAAATTTATTTTCGCGCTATTAGCTACACTTTTTCTTGCTGCACCAGCATGGGCAGTAGATGTTCAAATGGGTTCTAATGGAAACCTAGTATTTGAACCATCAGAGGTTACTATTTCTGCTGGTGAATCAGTCCATTTTGTTAACAACATGCTTCCTCCACATAACGTTATCGTTGAAGATCGTCCAGACTTAGGTCATGAATCCCTCGCAATGTTACCAGGTGAGGAGTTTGATGTTGTCTTTAACGATCCTGGCGACTATACTTACTGGTGTGCCCCCCATAAAGGTGCGGGTATGATTGGAACAGTACACGTTGAATGATGAAAAAACTCAATGAAGTTACTTTGAATATCACAGTAGCAATCATTGACTTCCTTTATAAAGGTAGAGACTATCCACGCTTCTGGGTGCTTGAAGAAATTGCTAGAGCACCCTATTTTGCGTTCTTAAGTGTTCTACACTTGAGGGAGTCTATGGGATTGCGTGGTCCAGAACACATCTATTTGATGGAGGAACATTTTGCTCAAACACTTAACGAAACAGAGCACCTGGAATATATGGAATCTAGGGGCGGTAATACTTATTGGGTGGATCGCTTTGTCGCCAGACACCTGGTACTTATCTACTATTGGGTCAACGTGGTTTATTACTGGTTGGCTCCTCGCTCTGCTTACCACCTCTCATACGAGGTAGAAGTTCATGCCGCTACAACATACGCTAAGTATCTTGCAGATAACGGACATGACGACAAGATCCTTGAGATCTTAAATGATGAACTCCAACATGTTCATGAATTAGAAAAAGCAATTAAATTGATAGAGTCATGAGAATGGAGGAAATTAAACCGAGTCACTATGTGACAGAAGAAAAAGTACAGGAGATGATCGATGATGCAATACGACAACATAATCGTAATGCTTCAATTATTAGTTTTTGGGTTGGGTGGATTGTTCTTGCACTTTTTGCTGAGGGTTTGCTTCGACTTATTGGAGTTATAGAACCAATTTTTCCTTGGTTAAACATCCATCTATAACTACCGAATACATATGATAACCAGAGAGGATCCTTAATGCCTAAAGAATTTTTCCCAGATTTTACTCAGAAAGAGTATGATCAAATTATAGAATCTGTGGAACGACGCCAACACAACTATGTGTGTGGTGATAAAGTATACAATGAACTTGGCAGTATTGCCAATGAACTAAAACGCCGCCGTCAGGCAGCACGCCCTTTCGCATGTTGAATTATGAAAGTAGGTTTAATCGGACTAGGAAGAATGGGCGAGGGTATGTCTCGCCGTATGATGAAAGCAGGAATTGAAGTATGGGGTTACAGGAGGAATTATGCAAAAGCTGAAGAAGCGTTTGAAAAGGGTTATGTCAGTGGAGTTGCCACTAATCTGGAAAGCCTTGTTCAAGTAGTACATGATAGTGGAGGTTCTGCTGGAAAATGTCCTGGTATCTTTCAACTTGTTATCCCTGCAGAATTAGTAGAGGACACACTGAATGAGTTACTACCATTACTTAGCGACGGGGATATTGTTATTGACCATGGCAATAGCAACTTTAAAGATTCTCGACGGAGAGCGGAAAGGTTGGCCAAACTTGGTATCCAATATATTGATTGCGGTACTAGCGGTGGAGTTTATGGTCTGGAGCGTGGATACTGTCTTATGGTTGGTGGTACAAATACAGCAGTATCTGTATGTGCCCCCATTTTCAGGTCACTCGCACCAGGGATTTCAGGTGCCGAGCGCACAGATCCATACAGCAGGGCAACATCTGCTGAATATGGGTGGTTACATTGTGGCGGACCTGGTGCAGGGCATTTCGTAAAAATGGTTCACAACGGAGTAGAATATGGCATCATGCAGGCATACGCCGAGGGCTTTAATATCTTGCATCATGGTAATCTTGGTTCCAATTACACCAAGGAGGGTGATGCTGAGGTGGCTCCGATGGAAAATCCGAAAGATTATGAATACGATATTGAC